CCTTCTCCTGTTGAAATGGATCTGCATTTAAGCAGATTTCTTCCTGGCAATCGCTGCCGGCTGGTTATCAATCCACTTCTCGATCGCTTTCCAGTCGTAAAAGCACATGCTGTTATCACGCGGGGCGCCATCGGGTGAAACATGCTTGTATTCGCGACCCTCCATCCATGAAACTTCGCGGGCAGTTTTGATAGTGTTTTTCTTCATGCCGGTAATGGTCATTAGCACGGATTCAGATACCCACTTGCTCGGCATCAGCTGAACAACGTTTTCCATATCTACTCCTTTGGCGGCCAGAGCCACGTAATAATCAGGGCAATAAAAAGGGCGAGGTCAGTTAAAAGCTCGCCCGGGGTGATTTCGTCGCATGTAGTGTTCATTTTTGAGAGGCTACCTCCTTATCCACCTGACGCACATAGAACGCCAGCCAGCGCTTTGCTGGAAACGTATTCGGCGGCAGGGCGGTGATTAATTTGGCGGGTTTAACGAGTAACATCATGATGATGCGGTCGCGCTCTAATTTGGGACTGCCGTCTATGGCTGTCACACTAGCCAGCGAAAGCTAGCTAGACACGACCTAAAGTACATTTAGTGCCTTAATGAATAGCTTTGCTCCGTTCCTGTATAAACAGTCTTTTCAATTTGACTCGATTGAATTCAGGGTGTTGTAATTTAGCATGCAATGATAATATTTATTTTAAGACTATTCCCGCCCCTTTAATTTGTATATGATTGATTATAAATCCATCTTATAGGTCAAAAAATGCTTGATTTTTTTAAGGATATCCTCTCGGCCTTCCGTCAAAACTCTCTTGAAAGAATAAAAAGTCCTTTTTTAGGAGCATTTGTTTTTTCATGGTTAGGATTTAATTGGCAAATGCTTGCTGTGTTGATTTTGAGTAAGCAAAATATTATAGGAAGATTAGAGTATATTAATAAGATATACAGTGTTAAGGATTATATTTTAGCTCCGATTTTCACAACTGCTTTGATTTGCATTCTTTTACCATTAATAAATAAGTCTGTGACTAAACTTCAAAAGAAAACGAACCATGAAACAAACCAGCTTATACTGCAGTCCAAAATTGATATAGCCGAAGAACAGCTAAAGATCGCAGATATTGAGGCTCAAAAAAGATTAGCTGAGGAAAGAGAGAAGAAAAATATTGAATCTAATATAGATTCTATTTTAAAAGAATGCGCTTCTCTGCGGCTTGAATGTGAAAATCTTAAACAAGATAACCATGAGTCCATTGTAGTTCATCAAAAAATGAAATCCGAAGAGAAATCTCTACAGTCTATTAATAACACTTTAGAAAGCAATCTTGCGCAAGCTCGAGTTGAACTTGGTAAATCCTTGGATTCGTTATCTAAAGCTAATGCGGATGTTGAATTGCTTAGAAAAGAAAATGTAGAGGTTGAGTTTCTTAAGAATGATAGAGAAAGATTGAATAATGAATATTTAAAGTTGGTAAGTGAGAAAGTCGCTGTCGAAGGTAGCTTGAGTTATTTAACTGAGAAAATTAATGCTTATGATGCAAATTATGAATGGTATACGAAAAGAATAAATGCTTTCAAAGAGCAATATAGGGAGATTTTAAATTCCGGCGCTAAATTGAAGGCTTTGATTAGTTCTGGGTTAAAAGATGACCCCGCCATTCTTGAGGATGCTGAAAAGTATTTAAAAGAAATTATGGATATTGCAGAAATTCGCGAGCCTAGAGGCGGAGCTATTCCACCTTATGATTTTAGAAGTAATAACACTTAACTAAGTATCAAAATAAATGATTTTTATATGATAAAGGGTGGCGATAATCTAGAATATAAGTTCTAATTATGCTAGAGGGTTATGTATTTAACAAGGAACCACCTCAAGGCGGTTCCTTAATTCCTGCATAACCCATTACGGGTGTTCGTACTGCTGGAAAGTGCGAGGTACCGGGTCGCCGGGCTTACGGTAAACAGCGTTGTCGTCTTTGCGGCTTTTCAGATACATCAGGGTCTGCTTAGCCTGATACTGATCTGCTGGAAACAGGGAGCCCGGCGTACCAGCATTACTTGCCGCTACAACTTTGGTCAGAATTTCGATACCCCAGCCGACGGCTTCGGTGGTGTCCAGAATCGCAGAGCGATATAGGGTATTGAGGTCTTGCAGGTCTTCAAATTCCTGGTCGGTATGTTCCATGGTAAATCCTCTTTCAGTTGAGTGAGTCAGGCCGTGAATTCACTCAGCCACCTTACGCGCACAGCCTGATAAAGAACAGCAAAACACTGTTTATATGTACAGTGTATTTGTGTCATAAATTTGGCTTAGTACCACTTCTGCGTTTACTGCGCTCTTCCAGAAAACGTATCCGGCTGCGACTGGCACGCTGGCGAACGGATTCATAGGATCGGTTGAGTTGCCGGGCTATAAGTTTGGGTGGGATGGTTGCTGCGAGTTCTTTAAGAAGGCCTATCTCATCGGGTGACCAGCGCCGGCCAAGAGTTAATTGATTGCCGCGACGCTGGTATTCAGGTGATTGCATGTCGTCTCCTGTTATTAGCTAAGCGTCTCTTCAATCTCCGCTTTACGAAGCAGATAAACATCAGTGGCCTTTTCGAGCGTTTCAGCCTCGCTTGCCAGCATGCGCGCCGCGTATTTGTAGAAGCGATCCAGGCTCGCAACGGAATCAACGTTAGCAGAAGCTTCAGTGAAATCGGCAAGCAGCTCATCCGTCGTGCGCGCAGCTGCACTGGTATTCGTCGCCGGGTTAATTTCGCGCTCAGGCTGCTGCGTTTCAGGCTTGCTGTTAATCAGGTTGTTCAGGTCGGCGCGGCTGCGTGCCGGGGTTACGTCGCGTTCCGATCGCTGCGCCGGTTCAAACTCGTCCGGCGTGTAAACGCCAAGAATCACGTCAGGGCAGTAAAGGCGCGCCCAGTACTTAACAGCCAGATAGGCCAGTTGCTGCTTCGGTGCTGTCTTCCAGAGGGGAGAGTTGCGCGTAGTGACGTATTCCATATACAGCGGCTCACCCCAGGTGATTTCCGTTTCACCCCTCAGCACGGCACCGACGCGTACAGACAGGCCGCGCTCATTCGAGGCATTTGCCGCGCCAGGCTTAAATTTCTCCCAGTCACCGCCGTATTCGTATTTGAATCGTCCCTGAACGGCGGTTGAGCTGGTGATTACCGCATTGACCAGCTGAGCCTCATACCCCAGCGTGCCGTTAACCAGGTGCGTTTTCTGCGCCACCGCGTAAGGATTCATTCCCCACTGAGCAGCCTGTAATGCGATCGCCAGGCAGTCAGCAGGCTTGCCGGATAGGTGAGCAGGAACTGTAGCTTTACCCTGTGCCATGACTTCGGCAAATGCCTGAAGCTTGTGCAGGCCGCTTGGGCTGAAGATTGCCGCTTTGGTGTCAGCCTCATTGACTGGCGCGGTGATGATATCGTTGCTCATGCGTAATCCTTTCTCTTGGCCCAGTCCGGGCGTGTAATTTCTTCGATGCCGCCCCAGTTACCGGACAGCATGCATTCGTGATAAGTATCGAGGTTGCGGCGGAACAGGTCGTAGCCCACTGCAACATCGTCCTCCTGCAGCTGGAAGGTGCGAACCGGATACCGGCCACAGTCGATCGCCTCGCTGACTGCGATGAAAACAAAAAGTGGATATTCATCGAAGTGCCTGCTGAAACCTTCGCGGTAATAGGCGTCCTGAACGTGATAGCGGAACTCTTCGACGTGGCGGGCGAAGCGGGACATATCGGCCACCTTTTTCACGTCGACGATAACGGGCTGACCTGACAGAAATTTATCTGGCCGGATACGGCAAAGTTCGCCTGTCTGATCGTCGTTCCAGTAAATTGACGCTTCCTGATGCCCCTCAGCTTCAAGCAGCCACCGGGCCGCAGGATGGGCGAGGGCACTAGCCCGCATCAGCTTAAGCTTTCGTCCCTGTTCAGCATCCATTACTGTCATGCCGCTGTTTGCACAATCCTTCAGGAACTGCTTTTCATCCTCCTTGCCGGCTGTCGTGCGGCGGTTAAATTCAGGAGCAACGATGAAACGCCTGTCGAACTCCTCCGGCTCCAGTAGCAGGCAATGCAGCGCAGTTCCCATATCCAGCGCAGCTTTCTTCTCATCATCTTCCGGCGCTTCTTTGCGCCACTGGAAGATGGCCGGGTTAATGGCTATGTCATCAAGCTGCGATTTGCTGATGCCCGGGCCGCCGTGATAGTCCTCGTTGCTGATGTCGTAATAGATGCCAGGCTGCATTACGCGGCCTCCTGATTTCCATGTTTGTTGCGGTAGATTTCAATCGCCACTTCACGCCGCGCAACCCGCACCATCGCCTCACGCAGAAATACCTCAGCGGCTTCGTGCTGCACGTCGTCTTCATCGAACATCTCAATGGCCGGGTAGTCGTAATGCTTCGTTAGAAAGGCGCAGAGAGCAGGCATTAAAGGATTTGTCCTGTGCTGATTCATGCGCGCATCGACTTCTGCAGCAATGAACTCCAATTCGCCTTCCGTCAGGTTGTCGGCGGTATCCTGCACCTCATGCCGGGCTGTTCTGTTCAGTCTCATTTCAGTGCTCTCCGCAGTAACTGCATCGCCATAGCCCATTTGGCACCATCGCCAAAAAGATGAGCTTCTCTTGAAAGTTCCTGTGCTTTCGTGAAGTAACGTGATTTCATGGCTGGCCTCTTTGATTAAGAGTGTCGATAAGGTTGCGCCAGCCAGTGCGAAGACGGCGGGTAATAGTGTCGAGCAGTGATTCGTTTAGCTGAGCGGCGCCCACGATGGTGCCGCCCGCGATGGCATAGTTCATCGTGGGTTCCTTGCTAGTGGTTAGGTTGGGGGCAAAAAAATGGCCCGAGTAGTGCAGGCCTGAAGGGTGAAACTATTCTCTCTAAGGTGCATGGTGCGTAGCACCTTTAGCCGCACTTGGTGAATACGGCTGAAGGTGTCACTCATTGGTGATAATGGGTACTAAAGAGTATTGCCTAAGCGACTTCATGATGAATTACTGCCTGCTTTTATCCACATCAGGCGAGGTGGTTCACGCTATACCCCTACAGCGAGAATTGGTGATACCATTTCAACACCCCTACAGTGTTGAGATAGTCCATATGTCTGATGATAAAGGAATCATCGGTAAGATTACCGATGCAGTTACTGGTGCCGGCGGCGCATTAAAAGGAGCAGTTGGCGCTGCACGAGAAATTCAAAAAATGCAGGTCGATTATTCAGTAAAGGAAAAGACCTATGACTTGCTTGATAAATTAATGGACGCTCAGCAACAGCAAATGGGATTACAAGAGCTTTTGATGGCTGCAAAGAATCGCATTATTGAGCTTGAAGAGGAGGCTAACTCCAAGGCTAAGTGGGAAAATGAGAAATCTAAATACGAACTTTTCCACCCCATTCCTGCTACTGCTGTTTATCGACTCAAGCTGGAGTATGATTCGAATCAAACTCCTCATTATCTTTGCGCTACATGCTATGAGTCTGGCGTGAAATCTATGTTGCAATATAAAGCAAGTGACTTTGCTCATATGATTATGATCTGCCATTCCTGTAAGTCCGAATATAAGTTTCCAAACCCTGACGGGGCTTCTCCGGGTATATGGGCGATATAGTTTTATGAAACCAAAGCTTGAATAATCACCCGAAAACATGGGTGGCATACTTTCGGGCTTTTCGATGTCCAGCCTGATAAAGCGCCACATTTGGCAGACATACTGATGTGCTCTCATGCCTGTCACGCAGAGAAGGTGAGATAACTGCTTTCTCGATGCGGCTGATGTGCTTAACCTCAATCGCCACAACCTCTGGCTCAATGCCAAAAGCTGTGTCGATGATTGATTCGATGCGTTCACGATCCATTGCCACCGCACGACGACGAGCATGGCGACGTGAGTTGGCGTTCTCTTTAACGGACGTGCCGTAAGTGATAACTGTCATGGTTGCCTCCTGAAGTGGTTTTGGTACTGCCGACCAGTTAGCTGATAGACAGTCCAAACCCATCTCGTTTGGTTAGTTGGCGCTTTGTCAGCGCTGCAATGTTGTTAAAGAGCATCACCGTCCTAGTGAGTAGTGCTTCCTGCTGATGGGATTTAATTTAGCTTTATGCTAAACGGTTGGCAATAGCAAAATGCTAAATAATTGACGAGGAAGATTTAGCTAAATGATTTAGAAGGAGATTTATTTTACGAAGTGGGTACTGCGGGCACAAAAAAGCCCGCTCATTGGCGGGCTATAACTTTCGGTGGTGCTGCAAGTGATTTTAAGAACTATGTCAGCTGGCCCAAAAGGTTTTATCAGGTAAAGCCCCTTTGGTCTGCCATTCAGTCATGACTTTACGTGCAGCTCTGGCAAAGTAAAATTTTCTGTTATCGTCTGGCATAGATGATACAAGTTCAAGAGAGCCTGTCTTAGCGTTTACGGAAAATGTTCCAGAGTTCCCATTTTCATTACTAAAACAATACGTTACCAAATCATTTATAGTTTTTATTTTTTTTATACTAACCAGAATCGCCATCATATGCCTCCTCTGGGTTCCAGTTATAGCCGAGTTTGATAGTCTCCGTATGAGCTTGGACGTAATCTAACCCTTTTCGCCTCTCAAGTATAGACTCCACTTGCTCATGTTTAAAGAGATCGATATCACTTGGGACATAGTCACCTTCTGTTATCCGGCTCCAAACGTTGACAATCTCTGGATCTGCATCAAATCGGCGCTTTTCAGCAATATCATCTTTTATAAAGATATGTTCCCGAAAGAAGATGTGATCTTTAACTCGAGTTACAACCTTTTCTGTTTCAGAGATGTTAAAGCAAATTCTTGCGATATCAGATATGTCCTGTCTGATCTCATCATAGTGCTTGTCAGCATCATCCCAACTATCGCTATCGTTTTGGTCAAGAACTTGCCTAGCTTTCTTATTTTTAAGGGTAGATTCTTCCGAAAGGATGGAATCTAAGCTACTTAAATAAGTATTGAAAATGTCTTCATTGATCATTTTGTGATTTCTGAAAGTCCAAGTTCTTCAACCATATAAGCCATGGCAAACGTGTGATAATCCACAAAATCTCCAAAGCTCTTGGCACCCATGCCGTAAGGGCGAATTAAGGTATAACAAAATGCTACAGTGTTAAGCTTTACTGAGAGATTGCCTGAGATAATTTGAAAATTTATTTCATTTATCTTTTTTAAAGTTTCAAACTCGTCTAAGCCATCTTTTAGTTGCAAAGTCACCATGAACATAATGTTACCGCTTGGCATCATGACTGCAGTTGATTTAACTCCTTTAACTTTAAAAATCAGTGAGTTATCTACTACCTCATCACACTCGTACCCATTTGAAGATAAAAAGTCCTTTATGTCGTTCATTGTTGTTTCTTTAGTAATGATATCCATAACTTATCTCAAATTTTCTTTATATGTTTATATCGGCTAATAATTCAATAACTTTAAGAATAATGCAATTAGCAGTTTTTAAACTAACCGCATTTTTGTCTCGATCGCCACACCCAGCACCTTACAGTTCCCGTTCACCGGCACCATAGGCCATTGCGGGTTTAGCCCCTTCAGGTACTTCTGGCTGCCGTCGATGATCAGCTTCTTGAATGTGGCTTCATTTTCATCAGTAAGCTTCGCAACAACCAAGCTCCCATTCACCGCCTCCCGTCCAGTATCGAACAGCACGTACGTTCCTGCCGGAATACTCAGCCCCATGGGAGCAGTCATCGAGTCGCCTTCCACCTGTAACCAGAAAGCATCTCCCTGTGTATGTGCGTCTGATTCAAGCCACATATCGACATCCTTTATCGTATAGGGTTCACAGGCCTCATCCCAGGCGCCAGCCTGAATCTTGCTTAGAACCGGGTAGCGCGCAGTCTGCTTGTAGTCTCTGGGGTTTGAGACGTTAGCATCAACACGTGGCTCATCTTCATGGATGGAATCAAGCCAGGCATTAGGCAGCTTTAAAGCCACTTCAATTTTCCTCGCCATCTTATCCCCGATGTTCCTAACGCTATTTTCACCAAGCAACTGACTAAATTGAGACGCACTGATGCCCAAAAGCTCTGCAAATCCAGCCTTTGTATTGCCATCCTTCTCAAGATGCCTCTTAAGGAGGTTATTGAGATTGGTTTTTCTGACGCTTTTATTTTCCATGGCCTGATTCTCACACTATTTAGCAATACGATAAATATGCATTTTGCTAAATACTGCTTGTTAGTTATTTAGCATAAAGCTAAACTTAGCTTTGAAGTTAAATAGGAGGCACCAATGGGTAATGAACTGCTCCGCTGGCGCAAGGAATCTTCAGCTGAAGACTGGATAAGCCTTGCTGTACTAGCGAAAACATCCGTTGGCTACCTCGACCAAATTGCATATGGATTCCGCCGAGCATCACCAGGTAAAGCCCAGGCAATTGAGGAAGCCACAAAGAAATTCACCGATTACACGCCGGTGAAGAAGGAAAGCTTAGTCTTTGCTCCACAGCGCGCTACGGCAGCTTAAGAATCACCGCTCTTTACACAATCTAGCCCGCCGCCAACGCGGGGAACTTTTAAACCGAAGTGACTTGCTCACCGCAATGTCACGCAATTACTTAACCAACAAAGGAATTTTACACGATGGAATTTGCAACATATCGCAAAAAAGCGAGAGAGATTGAAAGTCAGTTACTGAACAAACTGGCTGAACGTGGACAGGGAGAATTAGCGAAGGTACTCGGTCTGGATGACGCAGCTGTAAGCCGCATGAAGCGACCATCAGGAAAGCAGCGTCACAGCTTCTTCCAGATGATGAGTCTGGCGCTGGCTTATCTGGATGTGGTTTCACCTGAGTCTGAAATGGCGCGCCGGTTGATGCGCATAGAGCAGCTACTGACCAAAGAAAAAGCCCCGAACTGCGGGAACAGTTTCGAGGCCTGATGCACGAATCTTACTGGATCAACGTACAGGAGTAATTATGAGTTCTTTATTATCGCTTTACAAGGCTAAAGAGAAAAACGGAACGGAAACAACGGTTAAGAAAACGTTTCTGGTGCCACTGGCTGAGCTTTACGTTGAGCCTGGCTACAACGTCCGAGAAATCGACCAGGAGCATGTCGCTGAATTTCGTGACGCTTTCATTGCCGGTGAATTTGTGCCGCCGCTGGCGGTTCAGGTGACAGAGCAGGGCATCAAGATTATCGACGGTCACCACCGGTACTATGGCGCGAAAATGGCGTCTGAAGCCGGACACGAAATACCACGTCTTGAGTGCAAAGACTTCTCAGGTTCCGAAGCTGATCGCATCGCATTCATGGTCACCAGTTCACAGGGTAAGGCTCTGTCTCCTCTGGAACGAGCGGCGGCATATCAGCGCCTGCTGAATCAGGGCTGGACACCTTCTGAGATTGCCAAAAAGGTTAAGCGCTCACCGGCAGATGTGGATCAGCACCTTCAGTTGCTGGAGTGCGGCGAGAGCCTGATCGCAATGGTGAAGGCGGGTGAAGTAGCTCCAACTACCGCAGTTGCGTTATCACGCGAACATGGTCCGAAAGCAGATGCCGTTGCACAGTCGCAAATGCAGAAGGCCAAAGCCGCAGGTAAAAACAAACTGACGCGTTCAGCAGCCATTCCTCAGTTCAGCGCATCAAAGGCACGCCGCCTGGCTGAATTGCTGGTTGATGCAGAGTTTGATCGGGATGGTGGTTTCGACAGCCTGATTCTCTCTCATGGCACCACTGAAGAGATAAAGCGGATTCTCGCTGATTATCGCTCTGGGATTACTTCTTACGGAGGCGGTGATGAATCTTGCGCATGACAACGTATCACCAATCAGGCCCGTTCTCAGGGCCGTGGAGCAACGTGTGGCAGATACAGACGATGGATACACGCGTCTGGCAAACGAGCTGTACGAAGAGCTGAT